TTCATCTATGACTGTTTGCGGTGTCATTCTATCGTGTTAACTCAGTTGGTTAGGGCCGAAAGTGATTAGAAAGACGGGTCAAACCTTGCTGGTATTCTGCGAAGTCCTCCAATCAACACCCGTGCGATGAGTTTTGCACCGTTCCCGTTGGGGTGGTAGGCATCCGAAAAATAGGAAGATGCGTTGAACGGATTTACACCGGCTTCTGCTGAAATGTCAACGAACGGACAACCGAGATATTCCGCGATTTCTTTTTCCTTTAAGGCGAAATCCATTATTGTATTCCCGTTTCCGTTCTCGGTTTGTTTCTTCGTTGTGGTGTTGTAGTTTCCCCAAGGTGCGACAACAACCACCAAGGCGTTCGGACACCAGGCCGTCATCTTCATAATCGTGGACATAAGACCACCCACGAAAGTAGAAAGGTCATAGTCTCCACCGTTATACTCGTCTGCGGCAACCCAGTCCGTGTCCGTTGTGTTGGCAGAAGACCATTCCGGGATTCCTGAAGATATTGGATGGTTGCTTGCAAAGTCATTCGTTCCGCCCATCAAGATGATGAGTTCCACATAGTTCTTAATGGTGGACGGAATCATCGCGGTGATTCTATCCCAGGAGCAGAAACAACCACGATGAACTTCAATGGTTTTACCGAGCGCGTTCTCGATATTGTCCACTTGTTCCTGGGTGTAATTTACACTAATAACGGATGTCAGTTTATTCCCGTTCTCATCGTAAAGATACCTATCAAGGTATGCTCCTTTTGTTCCGACTTCCGTGTACCAAGCCGAATCGTTCCAGATATATGACTGACCTCCGACTCCCCGGCCATACAAGTTCAAGAAGGATATTTCCCGGTTGAGAATCCCGACATATCCGCTTACTCCATCGTTGCCTTGTGCCGTGATACTATCGCCATAACAAACCCCCGTTCTATTTTCCCACGAAACAAGTTGTTGTATCCGGTTGTTTATAGAATAGGTTTCGTTCAAGATAACGAGCGCATCACCGAGATATGCTTGGAGGGTGGAAAATGTTGCGTATGCCGCACCCGCCGGGAAGTCTGCGGTGGTCAGTTCCTTGTAAAGTCTGGAGTTCCAAGTAGCGGCAGAAATGAATGCCCCGTCGGAATCGAAATAGCATACATTCGGGGCGGCGGCAACCCCGTAGGTGTAGATGGCCTTGAGTTTCGTTACACCAGTGAGATTTATCTTCTTGGTGCATCTAAAAGAGGACGCGGAAACAAATTCACCGGACTCGTTGTAGTATCCAACAAGGTCGAACTTTATGCCCACATTATCCCTCAAAACTGCCTCGTCTTTGGAGATGTCTTGTTTCAATTTCGTTACATCTCCATCGATTATGTCCACCCTATCTTCAAGGGCATCGAAATCGTCAATAAGTCCCGTACTCCCGTCATAACCGAAGACCATTTCCTTCGCCCCGGCTTGATATACCCCGACATAGATATGGGTCGCACCAAGTGCGCGTAGGGCATCCAACTGCGTCTTGTTGAATGTCATCTCCTCGTTGACATTCCCCGCGGTTGATGTTGTGTGATAATATCCTTGCACTACCCGCAACTTGGCTTGTGTGGAGGATGTCGGTATGGTCGCATTGTTCGCGAAATAGATGCCGCCAAATGATGCCGCATTCAGTATGCCTTTTACCTTGATGGAAGTTACATCTGCAATACTTATAGGGTCGCAATATGCGTAGGTCGTTCCGGTGATTAGCGCGGACATCGCTCCGTCAACGGTCATATATCTGCACGGGGTATAGGTCGGGCTTTGTTCAACTTCACTCGGTGCTACCCCATTCAGTTTGGCCTCAAACTGACTGAGTTCGTCCTTCAGGACCTTGCCTTGTTTGGCGCTCAAAGCCTTTGTGGCATCGTTAGTTGTGAGGTTGTCGACGATAACCGGAGTCACGGGCGCGGTAGATCCTACCGGCGTCCAGGAGAAGGTGTTGTTTCCGTTATTGGTGACGATGTAACGATCGTACTCGCCCGCCTGGGTGGTGGACGCAACGAGGTAGAGGTACGGTGCCGTGGTAGCACTCGCAGCGAGGGTGCCGGTATAGTTCGTGTTGTTGTAGGTGACAACAACGCCGGCCGGGATCTTCGACACTACAGGGGTGGAGGCGCCGTCCCATGCAAGGACGTAGTATTCAAACGGCGCATCCTGAAGCCCTATGACGAGCGACCTTTCGGTGATCGGATAAATGGGAGTCCCATTTTCCAAGAGCTGTCTTACATTAGATGGCATAGCAGTATTTGTATTTGTTATTACTCAAGACCGCATTCCCAAGCGGGAACGTCCATAGTAAAAGAAACTCCGCTCAACTCCGTGACTGGGTTTGGGTGGAGTACATAGTATTTTCCTCCCTCAAGTTTGGCGTAGGTTGCGCTCCCCGTGGCGACTTCCACCGCACAAAGGAAGAACTCCGTCACCTTGTTCGCCCCGGTCTTGGGAGTGACCTGGAAGCAGACCTTGTTCTGGCCCTCAATGGTTCCGTTGATGAAGAAGACCCCGTAGTTGTCCGAATATGTGAAGTCGGAGTCCGTCATCGTAATGTATGAGCCGGTCTGGCCCTTGAACTCAACCTTGCTCACCTCATTCCGGTCAATCACGATGGCCGCCGAGCGGATTTCCACCGGGAGGGCGTATTCAACCGTTCCGTATTGGATCGTGACGTATGAGCTGGTGTAGAAGAGCGGGGTCTTCGCAAGGCGGTAGTTGGAGGTAGGTTGGCCGATGGTCTCCGGGGTGCTGTATCCGGTCACCCGGAAAGTGCCTACCGGGACGGTATAGGAGCGTCCGAACTCCATCCGGGTGTAGGTGTTGGTTTCCTCGTTCGTGTAGAGGTCGACCGGGAAGGAGACGTAGGTTGACTCAATCAGGTCGAGGATCTCGTTGTGGTCCGTTGCCCGGGTCATACTCCCGGTCTCAACGAGCTGTGCGTGGAACGTTACCTCTTGCATCTGTTGGACGGGTGTGCAAGCGAGTAGGGCGGCGTAGAGGGCCAGGGAGAGTTTCTTGAGTTTCATTATGTTGCAACGTTAAGTTTTGTCCGTTTTCAATGCTCAAAGCGTCTTCGGTACAAATATGAAATGAAAAGTGGAATTTTCCGGAATAAATATTCCGAGATATCCCAAACGTAGTTTTATATTTGCCCGTGTATGAACGAAAAGACGGAGAATAAGGGGGTCCAGATCAACTGTCCCCTGTGTAAGAAGCCGTTTCCCGTGAGGGTCCAGGAACTCTCCGGGCGGCTCCGTCTTTCGGTTCGTTGCCCGCATTGCAAGCGAATCAGCGAGATTGCATTGCAAGACATACAATAGCGCCGTTTGAGCGCATACAGAGGCTAACAAGAGTTACTTGATAACCATCCAGGCCCGGGGTAGAAGCGATTAGGTTCGTTTCCGCTTCGGGCTATTTCATAACCTAAAGTTCATTGAAAATGAAAGAAAAAATCGCAAGTGCGCTCAAGACGAAGTATCAGCGCTTTGGATTGAGCAATGAGGCTATCGACCGGATTGCCTCCGCGAAGGAAAAGACGGTCACAAGCGAGGATGCCATTGAGGAAGGTATTGCTGATGCCGAAACGATGGGACTCATCGCAAGCGAATTGATGAAGATGCGCGACAAGGAGATCCAGCAACGGACCGACACGCAGCGCGCCTTCGACACCTACAAGGAGAAGAACCCCGAAGGCGGGAAGCAGACCCCTCCCACTCCCCCGGAGCCTCCCAAGGAGATGCCCGAACCCGAATGGGCCAAGGCCCTCCGCGAACGCTTCGAGCGTGAGGACAAGGAGAAGGCGGACAAGATCGTCCAGGAGTCTGTGATGGCTCGCCTGAAGAAGGAGGGATGCACCAACCCCGGCATTCTCAAGTCCACGATGAAGGGATTCGCCCTTCAGGAGAACGAGACGGAGGACGCCGCGGTTGAACGCCTCAAGACCGACTACAACGCCTCCTACAAGGAGGTATTCGGTGAGGGAGCCGTTCCCGGCCTCGGCGGGCAAGCCTTCGGTGACGCGAAGACCGCCCTGAACCGCAAGAACGATTTCCTCCGGCAGCAAGGGCTTCTCCCGCAGACGGAAAAGTAATCCCTAACAACCAACACAATGCGTAAATTCAGCTCTTTCAACGCTTTTGGCTCCGCCGCTAACGAAGTCGGCCAGAGCCATGTCCCCGTGTGGCTGGGTACGGTTGCCCCTCACGCCGTTGGCGGCACCATCGCCACCGCGTTCCTGAAGCCGGGCCTCCACCTCCCCGCCGGAATGGCTGTGAACCTGACCAACAAGGTCATCACCCCGTTCATCACCTTCAAGGTGAAGGCGAACACCGCCGGAACCAACACCTACGTTCTCACCCTCGACCCCGTTGATGCCGCCGCTTACGGTTACATCCCCAAGGTTGGTGACTACCTCCAACTCGTTGACAACTCCGCCTTCGGTTCCAACGGCAACGCCACCGCCATCACCGCCGTTGCTCCCAACGGCACGGATGCGTCCCTCATCGACGTGACCGTGAACATCAACGCCGCCGCCGGCAAGAGCCTGGTCCTCAACTTCGCCAGCTCCAAGATCGCTGTCCCGAACGGCTACCTCTACAACGACGTCTACATGGGCGACATCAAGGTCGACTCCGCCTCCGTCGCTGCCTACACCGCCGCCGCTTCCGGCTCCGTCGTGGACTTCCACGGAGAGGGCATCCTCATCGACCTCACCCCCTGCGCTGGCTACGCCGCCGCGATGAAGGCCGCCGTCCCGAATGTCATCCAGGTGCTTGTCTAACCATTAACGAATAGGAGAATACACTATGGATACCTACAACATTCAGTTCTACGACCTCCTCTCCCGCGCCCTCGGCCCTGGTGAGAGCATCCAGTCCTTCCTGGACAACACCCTTGCTCTGAAGTACAACGCCCTGCAACTCGACGGTTTCGTCTTCGAGCCGTTCATGCAGACCGACTTCACCTTCGAGCAAGTGTTCGGCGAGGTGGGCCTCAACGCCACCGCTCAGTACTATGATCTCGACTCCCCCGCCCTGCCGGACGGCACCCCGGGCCTGAAGTCCTTCACGGGCAAGATCCCGCGCATGAAGAAGGTCGAGTACTTCAACGAGGACAAACTCCGCAAGATGAAGCTCGTCGAGGATCGTCGGTCCACTTCGGCCGCCCAGATCGCCGAGATCGCTTACCAGCAGCTCTTCATCACCGTGGATAACCTCATCGGTGGTCACACCAACGCCCTGACCTATCAGCGCCACCAGGCCGTCTCCGCCGGCAAGTTCGTCATCAACGCCACGAACAACCCGAAGGGTATCAAGAACGTCGTGATCGACTACCACGTCCCCGCCGAGAACAAGACCACCCTCACCTCCACGGCCCGCTGGTGGACCTCCTCCACCCACACCCAGGCCAACGAGGGTTCCGCCGCCGATCCCATCAAGGATCTGAAGGATATGGTCCAGGTCGCCCGCAACAAGGGCATCCGCGGCCACTTCGAGGTGAACATCGACTACCTGAAGGAGTGCCTCGCCCACAGCAAGGTCCTGTCCGTCATCGGCACCGCCATGCTCCCGGCTTCCGACTCTACCGCCCAGGTCGCCTACGCCCGCATCCAGCCCTATGAGGTTCTCAAGCGCAACCTTGAGGCTCTCCTCGGCGTGGAGATCAAGGCTATCGACTCCCTCGTCCCGATCGAGAGCATCGACAAGACCGAGAAGGCTTTCACCCGCGCCAACGTCCCCGCCTTCAACAAGGACGTGTGGGTCCTGGTCCCGGACGGCCAGATCGGTATCGTCAAGACCGTGGAGCCTATCGCCATCGAAGGTGGCCAGTACGGTTCCTTCTACGGCGGCAAGCTGCTCCTGACCGTCGGCGTGGACTACGTCAAGAAGTGCCAGAGCTACAACACGGAAATGACCTCCCTGGTCATCCCGTCCGTGCCGCAGTTCATGTGGTATCTCTTCCCGAACGCCTAAACGCCTTTGACAAACCTGTAATCCAACGGAAGAAATGGCAAGCATCGTAGACTCCATGACCATCGCAAGATGGCTCCGGGCGAAGACCGAACTCATCCTGGACCTCTCGGACGACTTCATCTATGCCACGTTCCTTCACCGGGGCGTGGAGGATGACGACCTCCTGGTCTCGGACGTGGACGAGCGCACCCGGGATCTCATCCTTGCGGACACATACTTCGGCGCTGCCGTTTCTTCCGTGAAATCGGGAACCCAGGGCGAGGCGGACGGCGGCTGGACGCACTACGTCGCGATCAAAAACGTCGTGAACCGTGACGCGCTCTTGCGGATGGCGAATGACCTCTACGCGAAGTGGGGCGAACCCACCGTCGACCTCCGGACCAAAATCAGCCTGAAACCCTTGTATTAATGTACAATCCGCGCTGGCCCCATACTTTCCGTATCCTTGAGGAGAAACTCGACGAGAACGGGCTTCCTATCACCAATTCTGAGGGGAAGCCCATCACCGGGGAGAAGGAGATCTACGTCACCGTGTACGACCCGCAATGGAACCCCGCCCGCAACTCGGACGGCTCCTTCCAGGCGAAGGCGATGACGGAGATCCCGTGGGGCTACCGGACATCCACCGGCGGTATGAGAACCTCCGGCGAGGTGTGGGTTGCGGACTACAAGATTTCGTGCCCGATGCTCCTGACCGACATCCCTTCGGGGACCGTGCTTATCATGTCGGACTACACCAAGACCTTCCGCGTGAAGGTCGTGAAGATGACTACCTACAACTGGGGTACGAATCTTTGGGTGGACAACGTAATGAACTAACATGCCGTCGCTCGAGAAAGCAAACGTGCATACGATCAGCAACGCCCTTTCCAGGCTCAAAAAGACAAAGGACAAGGTCGTTATGGACGGGATGTACGGGCTGATGAACGCAGCGTTGGACTATCTCCATGAGGCGCACGATATGCACCATCCTGGGATGGCCCATGAGACGGAAAGCGACACCCTCGGGTGGGCGCTCGTCTACAACGGAAGGGTCATGGAAGTTGTCTCCCAGTCCAAGGGCGAGTGGACGCCGAAAGGTGACGCCCTCGGCCGCTTGGAGCTGATGGTGAACAGCGTGAAAAGCACGGGATGGGTCGGGATCGTCCTCTCGGACATGGCGAACGATTGGTATAGCGTAGATTTGGAAATGCAGTTCCTGAACTACTCCATAGACGAGGTCAAGGCCCATTTCCACGATTTTTTCAAACCCGTACGATAGTATGCTTAACGATTTCGACATAACGGACATTGAGAAGGCTTTCGCGGACACCATCCGGGAGCTGGGCGTTTCGGACCACGTCTGGAACAACCGCCCGAAGGTGGTCGACGATTCCATCAGTGACTTCGCCGTGGTGAAGGTTTCCGGTGGCGTTTCGGACAAGAATGCTTTCGGCCAGTGCCGGGTTTCGCTGTACCTCTTCGCGCGTGACGTAAGGGAGATGAAGAACTCCGCGAGGCTCTCGCACATGCAGAAGACGTTCACGGACGGTATTCCCATGCGGATCGGGAAGTACATTGCGGACCACACTCCCCGCTACGTCGGCGACACCGCAGACGATTTCGGGTTCCACACCAGGATTATCAGTTTTTCAGTAATCATTAAATCAGCATAAGCCATGGCTATCAACAAATCCACCTTTACCAAAGACCTCCTGGCGAAGCTTGCGAGAGGTATCTCCAAGACCTACATCGCCCCTGTGACCGACGGTTCTGTCACGTTCTCGGCCTCCACGTTCTCCAATGCCGGCCTCCTGTTCTCCGTCGAGGGTTCCCTCACGATCGACTGGTCCGAGCCTAGCATCGACGAGATCCGCGTGGACCAGGGCCTCCAGACCATCGCTATGGACGTTGAGAAGGGCGACATCACCTTCTCCGCGAACTATCCGACGATGGCCGGCGCCGCCCTCTCAGAGTTCTTCGAGAAGGTCGGCGACTCCAACTTCACTGTCGCTACTCCGGACACCACGCCCATCAACTTCTCCGGCCCCGGCTTCACCCTCGAGCCGAAGACCACTGAGGTTTCCGTGATGATCACGGACATGAACGAGCAGTTCGCCATCACGATGGCGCGCGTCTCCCTCACCGCCCGTATCGCCTACGACTCCGACAACAAGATCTGGTACATCGGCCTCAACGGTCGTGTCCTGGCGAACCTCGCCGCGGACCAGCCCGACGTTGTCATCGCCGAGAAGGTGGTCTCCAACGGTTAGTGTACAACCTACCTTAACCTTACCGACCGGGCGCGGGTGCATGAGTGCCCGCGCCCTTTTTAATTTGAAACCATGAAACAGCCGTCCCTTTTAGAAAGGATAGAGTATCTGGACATAGTGAACAACTCTGTGTCCGTAGTACCGATTAAAGGCACAAAAAGGACTGTCCGTCTCCGTTGGATCAAGCCCTACACAATGGAGAGGATAACGAAGGTATGGATTGACCGCGATCTCGCGTCGGCGAAGGTCAAAGACGCCCCTGACTCGTTGAAAGATCTCGCAAAAGAGCCGTATTTCGCGTTCAAGGAGGCCGCGTTGATGATACTCAACAACGACCTCAAGATCCGGCTCTTCTACTGGTTTTACTGGCGCTGGCTGGCTTTTAGGTACAACGAAGTGCAAATGCTCCCCATCATATCAGAGGGTAAAAAAAAACTTCCTGTTTTAGCACACTACGCGGTTATGGAATTCTCGACGGGTATGAGGACGGACTTGATGAAGATGACGAAAAAGGAAGCCGAGCAATACCGAGCAGAACTTCTTTCGGCAGCGAATCAGCCTTCGTCAAAGACTTCCCAGAGTACGGAAGGCCCCGCTGGAGGCTCGGACGGTGGGAGCGCAACTTCGGATACCGCTGCATCCTGACATGCGCCCAGATCGAGCTGATGCAATCGGATCTGCCTCACGTCTTATACAACCACGACAGGAAGCACGACGAGCCTAGCAAGAACACGAAGGCGAGTGACGAGGTGATAAAGCTACAGGAAGATGCGAACAGGAAGATGCAAGAACGAAAGGCCGCGAAGGAACGAGGTGACATCCCATACGATTCAACCGCAGAACTATTTAACAAAGAATAACAATGGCAGACGGCAACATTGACAACCTGAATTTCGGGGTCATACTGCAAGACACTGATTTCAATAAGAAAATCGCTTCCGTTCAGGCGACGGCCGAGAAATTCAACTCGGACGTGACCAAATTATTGGACATTAGCGTGAAGCTGACGACAAAGGACGTCGTGTCCACGAAGGGCGTATCGAACGCCGAGGCGATGGCCGGGCATCTCAGCACGATCATCAGCAAGATGGACGAGATCTCCGGGAAAAAGATCCTGGTCGGCGACGTTGACGCCCTCAACGAAACGCTGTTGAGAGTTCTCGACAATCTCGACAAGATGAACGAGAAGACGGAGAAGGGAAAGACCGGATTTCAGGAGATCAACACGCAGCTGAACAAAAGCCAGAGCGTCCTGGGCGAACTCGCGAAGTTGACCGGCATTGCCTTTGGCACCGTCGGCATCAAGAACTTTGTCTCGAGCCTGGTACGAATCACCGGCGAGTTCGAGGTGCAGAAGATGGCCCTCACGTCCATGTTGCAAGACGCCGGCCGAGCCGACCAGATCTTCAACCAACTCCGGAAGAACGCCCTCGAGTCCCCTTACACCTTCCAGGATCTCTCCAAGTACGCGAAGCAGCTCACGGCCTTCAACATCGACGCCGACAAGCTTGTGGAGACGGAGAAGCGTCTTGCAGACGTTGCGGCCGGCCTTGGGGTAGACATGGGGCGCATTATCCTGGCATACGGCCAGGTGAAGTCCGCCGGCGTCTTGAAGGGTACCGAACTCCGTCAGTTCACTGAAGCCGGCGTCCCGCTCTTGCAGTCCCTGGCGGACCAGATCGAGAGGACCACGGGCAAGACGATCAACCTGGCGAAGGTGTTCGACATGATCTCGAAGAAGCAGATCCCGTTCGAGATGGTCGAACAGGCGTTCAGGGACATGACGGCCGAGGGCGGCAAGTTCTACAACATGCAGGGCGTCCTCGTCGAGACGCTGCAAGGTAAGATCGGCAAGCTTCGCGACGTCTGGCAGCAAGTCCTTTACGACATCGGCCAGTCCAACTCCGGCGTCCTGAAGGGCATGGTTGACCGTCTTATCGAGTTCGTGAGCCATCTCCAGGAGATGGGCGACGTATTCAACGCCCTCCTGAAGGGAATCGGCGCGTACGGCGCCGCATTGGCCCTTCTCGCACCGCTACAGGGCATCGCGTTCGGCGTCCAGGCGATCGCCAACCTGAAGAACCTGATCGCGTCAATCCGGGCCGCAAAGGACATGGCCCAGGGCTACGCCATCGCGATGACGGCGGCGAAATCTGCGGCCCTGGCTATCGGTGTCGCCGTGACCGTGCTTACACTCATCGCCCAGAGGATAAAGAAGGCCAGGGAGGAGCAGAACGCCTTCAACGAGGCCATCGCCAAATGCACCCGCTCCATCGCCGAGGAGAACAAGGAACTCGACCGGCTGATGAAGATCGCAAAGGACGAAAAGAGGAGCATGGAAGAGAGGAAGGGTGCGATCGACAACATCAACCAACAGTACGGCGAGTACCTGAAGAACATGGGCGCCGAGAAGGTGTCCGTCGACAACCTCACCACGTCCTACGACAACTTGCGCGAAGCGATTTCGAACAAGTACCTGGAGGAGCTGAAGCAGCAGACCGTCGGGCTGAAGCGTACGGCCCTCAATAACGCCGAGAACGAGTTGATCAAGTTCAACGCCGAGGTCATCAAGAAGGCCGGCGTCGGTGACGTCGTGATGGGCGGCCTGACCGCGGCGATCCAGAAGATCATCACGAACAGGAACCCGCTCATCGACAAGATGGGCCTGTACAACTTGATCTCCAAGGAATACGCGGACCGGAATATCAAGCTGTCACGCTTCGAGCAGGGCGATCTCTACGGCTTCATCGACGACATGATCGAGGCGTCCGACGCGCTGAAGGTGTCCGAGAAGCGGTTCGAAGACTTCGCGAAGGGTTACAACGCGTCGATGGGCACCGTCGCAAAGGCGACGAACGCCGTGAACGACGCAACCAAGAACAGCAACGCCTGGGTGCCTACTGACAACAAGGCGTCCCAGAAGGCCAAGCAGAACATCAGCACCACGATCGACTCCATCAAGGAGCTGCAACGGGCGTATAAGGACTATAAGGCGATGGGCCTCCAGGACGACGCCATCAAGAAGATCTTCTCCGACGACTCGATGTTCGGCTACATCAACAAGGACCTCCGGCAGCGCTTCGACTTCTGGGAGATGCTTCTCGAGCAAGCGAAGGAAATGGAGAAGTACGACCGGAACGAGGCCATCAAGATCCGGAACGACGTCATGAGGGGCCAGGCCGACGAGGCGAAGGAGGTCTGGAAGGATCAGCAGAAGGAGATCCAAAACGCCCAGAAAGCCCTGGAGAAGTATCAGACCACGTTACGCAAGTGGATGAACGAGGACTTCAACCTCAGCGGCACCGGCTTCGAGTACGACATTAACAAGATCATTTCGAACCTGAACACCAGTCTCGGGAAGGTTGACGAGAAGTACATCGAGGCAGTGCATCAAGCGGAAGAGGCCCATAAGGGCGACACGGCCGCCATCGAACAGGAGATCCTGAAACTCCAGGCCCTGAGAGACGCCGAGAAGGACTATGTGAGGGCGCAAGCGCAGAACAGCATGGACAGGCTGGCCGAGTCCTACCTAAAGGATCAGTATTTGCTCCGCGGCGTCAATTTGGACCATGCCGGGACAATGTCCCTGAAGCAGCTTTCCCACCTCAAGGAGGAGCTGATGGCAATCAGCAAGGAAGCGCTGAACATGGGGAACCAGTTCTCGGGAATGGAAGGATTCCTTGCCAGCCTCGGCCTTGATATCAGGACCCTCACCGAGGACGATTTCGAGTCGCTGAAAGACAAGCTTCCGGAATCGACCCTCGAGATGATCCGCCTGATGAAGTCCGTGTACGACACCGGCCTGTCCTTCGACACCCTCCAGGAGAAGATTCAATCCGCTATCCAGAAGGGCCTCAGGAACCTCGACGACCAGGAGAGGAAGTCCATCGCGAAACTCGCGAAGTATGCGGCGTCCCAGGTCCTCGACCTTGCCGACGCCTTCAAGGAACTTGGCGACGCCTCCGGGAACGCTGGGCTGTCCGAGGCGGCCGGCACGATCGGAAAGATCGCGGACATTGCAAAGAACGCCATCGCCGGCTTCCAGGCCGGAGGGTGGATCGGTGCGGCTATTGGCGCCCTGACAAGCATCACCAAGATCCTCATCGAGTCCGAGCAGAAAATGATCGAGTTCGACAAGCAAGTGGTTTCTCTGCGGGAAGAGATCCGCCATAACAACGCGATCAACAGTCTCTCGTCGAACGGTATCTTCGGCCCGGACGACCTGGCCCGCCTGAGAAAGGCCAACGACCTCCTCGATGACGCCCGGGAAAGAATATCTCAGTTTAGCGCGATCGCCATTAAAATCGGCAAGCTAAATCCGTTCGAGAAGGAGTGGTGGATAAACTTCTTTGCAGCGGCGAATAACGAATATGCCGACTTCAATAGGTGGAGCGGATTGCTCGAAGAGATGGAGAAGAGGGGCTTCGAACTATACGACGAGAACGGCATCCTGAGCAAAGACATGCTCGAGGCGGCGAGAAATCTCTACCCCGAAAAAGAGGCTGAAATAACTGCGCTCATCGGCGCCGTCGAGGAGTACCAGGAGGCCCTGAAGACGATCGACGAAATAAGCCAGTCCATCGTCGGTGGCGTCGTCGCATCCGCTGCGGACCAGATTGTCGAGTCCTGGTGGGAGGCCGGCCAGGCCGCCCTGGACTATACCGACATCCTTGGCGACGTGGCAAAGGCCTACGCGAAGCTTATCGTCCAGGATATGCTGCTGAAGGAAGCGTTCGGAGAAGACCAACAAAAGAAGTTCAGGGAGGCGCTGAAGAGCGGAGACGCCGAAACGGCGATGGCCGTTGTCGCCCAGGCCATGCAGAGCGCGAAGGACATGCTCCCGATCGTGAACAACGCGCTACAGGCCTTCGAGCCTTACCGCCAGATGACGTCCGAAACGGCCGAGTCCAATTCGCTCGGCGCCGGCATCAAGTCCATAACGGAGGAGACCGCCAGCTTACTTGCTTCGTACATTAACGCCATCAGGGCCGACGTCTCCTACATGCGGGTGATGCAAGAGACTGGGTGGAAGGACGTTGCAAGCATCGCTTCTGTCGTCGCGACGCCGACGCTGAACGACTACCTAGCCCAGATCGCCGCGAACTCCTACAACAACGATTTCCACACCCAGCAGATCCTGATGGAACTCCAGTCCGTCATCGGTGCGCCTGGTACCACGGGGGCCGTTGTCCGGGTGGAAAGGACGAACTAAGGGAATATTCCGGAATATTTATTCCGCATTATTGGTTTCGCCTTGCTAATATTGCAAGGCGATGCCATATGTACCTACCATAAGAGACTACAAGCCGTTCTATATCCAAGCGGCATCCGACGCAACAGCGTGGGATACACGCGCATACGGTCTTGTTGCGCAGTCACAGCCGTTTCCCGAAGTGTATGAGGTGAAAGACCCCTACGGGAACGACTGGCATGACGAACACGGCGACGACGAGTACGTCGCCGCCATGCATTTCAAGTCGTTCGAGCATACCATCAAGTTCTACGTCAAGGCCTACCCGGCCAGCGGGAAGAGTGCGATCCGCGTCCTCAACGAGCAGCGCGACGCCTTCCGCGCGAAGCTAGTCCCTGGCGAGTTCAAGATCTGGGACTCCTGGCAAGAGCGGGGGTACGTCAAGGTTCGGTTCGTGAAAGAGTCCGTCGACACCCGGCACATCTCTGACGACGAGGCCTGGATGATTTTCTCTCTCACCTTCAAGGTGAACGATCCCCAGGACCGCGTCACGTTCGCTAACAACGTAATCACCGTCCAAGAGTAATGGCGAGGTTCCAGGTCATACCGAAGGGCGGAGGCAATGCGAAGTACTCCGGGACTCCCACCTTTACCGGCACCTACATGAAGCCGGGAATGTTGGAGTTTCGCGAGATCGCGTCGCCCGTGCCTATCGACTGGGCGGCGGGTGACTACGTTGCCTACTCCCGTACTGGCCTCACCTACCGCCTCTACAACGTCCCCCAGCTCAAGAAGATGGCCTCCCGCGAGGAGTACGGCGGCGCTTTCGTGTATCAGGGCGTACAGTTCTTCGACGACAGCAAACAGCTCGAGATCTGTCCGTTCCGCGACCTCGTCACCGGGGACAACAGAATCCACTTCTCCACCCAGCCCTCCATCTCCACCTTCGAGGGCGTTGACGGCCTTGCGAGGCGTTTCCAGGCGTGTCTGGACGACATGTACCCGAACACCTGGTACGTCCGTCTCGCGACCGTGGCCATGGGTGCATCGCAAGAGGTCGTGGATCTCATGTCCGAGGCAAGGGACTTCACCGTGTCCGGCGTGTCCATTCTCGGGGCGCTGGAAAGGGTGTATGAGATCTGGCCGGAGATCGGATGGGTGTTCACGCGTGAGCAAGTAACGGTGAACGGGGCGAATGTCCTGAGGAACGTCCTGACCATCGGCGGCGGCGGTATCTCTTCCACGGCATCGTACCTCTACGGGAAGGGCAACGGCCTTACGGCCATCACCAGGACCGTAGCCAATGCGGACGAACTCGCAAACCGGCTCTTCGTGTACGGCTCCTCCAGGAACATGCTCCCGGGTTGGTACAATTCGCAAGCCATCAAGGACGCCGCCTCGGTTGACATCCGCAACATCATGCTGCCCATCGACCCCGTTGGTACGCAAGGCCAGCCCGGGTACTATCCCGGTTGGGGGAAGACGATGGACGGCGGAGTCAACAAGCCCGATCCGGCGAAGGCGTACGTCGAGGATCAGGCGTCCATCACGGCGCTCGGCTTGCGCCCGAGGACCTACTACTTCGACGGCTCCGGGGATCTCCCTGAGATCTACCCCACGGTCCGCAACGTGACCATCGACGAGGTTCGGTCCTCCAACCCGGATTATGTCCCGAGTTCTTCCATTTATCCGGACGGGAACGTGCGCGTTGACAAGATCCTCTCCGCGCCTGTTCCCACGGATGATGGCATGGCCGGCGACTCTGGCAAGTCGTCCATTCTTTCCGAGACGGACCTCATCTCCGACACGGACAGCGGCACCATCTCCCCCGCCATCCCGGTGGCCATCAAAGCGTATCTCGATCCGTTCTACTCGAAGACCGTCACCATTCCGGACGCCGGCACGTTCTCGCTCAGGCTGAATTGCCAGCTTTCCGGCACCGTCACCACGATGATCGGGTACGCCGGCATCGTCCTTCGGGCCTACAAGGTGGACGGAAGCACGGAGACGCTTATTGGAGAAAGGGAGGCCAGACTCGGACAGGACACGCCCGACTCTTCTGTGTGGACGGTCGGCGTCACCACGCTCACGGTCCAGAAGTCGACGTTCCTCGCCAATCAGACGGTGCGCTTCGAGGCGCGCTTCGTCCTGGCGAAGCCGCAGCCGACAACGTCCACCGCGTACACATATTCCGTCGAGGGTACGGCGTCGACGTCCGCCAGCTTCTACCGCGCGAACACTTTCACCGTCAACCTTCGCCAGATCGGCTTCGACATCGAGAAGTACGCCGCCCTCGGTGACGGTAAGACGCTTGCGATGCGCTCCGGAAAATGCGAGGGCCGGACTTTCCAGATCCTCTCCAGCTCCTATGTGTCCACGACCGATTCGTGGACGTTGGAACTCTCGCGCTCCGAGGACGAATCGCTGTCACAGTGGTTCCCGAATTCGAATTTCCCGATCGAGTCCGGAGACGAGTTCGTCCTCCTGGACATTGCCATGCCCGAGGAGTACGTCAAGATCGCCGAGCTGAGGCTGCTCCGGGCCGCCCAGAATCTCCTCCTCGACACCGCCACTGAGAGGTGGCAATATGTGCCGGAGATCGACGCGAAGTTCATGGTCGGGACCGGGCGGACGATCGTTGCCGGCCAGAACATGACGCTCCAGGACGCCGACATCATCGGCCAGTCTCCCGTAGCCGTCATCGTGGACTCCCTGACGATCAACGAGGGCGATTCCACCATCCCCACCTACAAGGTGACGCTCCGGGACCGCAAGCGCATAACCTTCACAGAGTCGGAGTCCGCGCCCGCCATCCAGTCCAAGCCGGTGACGAGCATCACCGAGTCCCCGCAGACGTACAACGGCGCCACGGAATTCCAGAACTCCTACTTCGAGCTGGACGGAGACGGCAACATCACCCTAAAGTCCCCATATCAGAACTTGTGGGTTCCCGGTTGGCTGGCGGCCGGCGGTGTTGGTACCGGGGGCGGCGGAGGTGGCGGCGGGACAAATGTGTCCTGGGGCGTCCAATCCGGCTACACCATCCCGCTCATCGTCGATGGGAACAGCAAGACGCTCCTCCTTGACGGTGCGCTCAACGGGTACGCACTCGCCTCCTCCGTTCCGACGGCTCTTTCCCAGTTGTCCGCAGATGCGAACCACCGCCTTGTGACGGATGCCCAGATCCTCGCCTGGGACTCCAAGGGCGGCGTGTCCTCCATCACGCTCTCTTCCGGTACGGGCATCACGGTGTCCAACTCGGGCGTTGCAATCACGGACCAGGGTTCCAGGACCATATCCATCTCCACAACCTACCAGAACCGCATCAACCACGGCGAGACGGCGTATGGCTGGGGTGACCACTCTCAGGCCGGCTACCTCACGTCCTACACGGAGTCAGACCCTACTGTTCCCGCCTGGGCGAAGGAGACGAACCTCCAGTTCAGCGCCCTTCCGGCAATGTGGATCGGTTCCTCCCGGGTGCAATCGTCCTCTGGCGCACAGGCCCTGACCGGGATCTCTTCGATCAAGGCGACTGTCGCGTCCGACAGCGAGACGGCGTCCATGGTTATCTGGGAACCCAATGCTGGCGGTACCGGGATTGGCGCCTGGCACTTCCGCGGTAATGTGTACGCGGACGGATGGATCGCAGCCGGTGGTGTAGGAAGCGGAAGTGGTGGCGGTGGCGGTACGGACCTCGACCGGGTTTGGGAGTCCCTGACGAACAACACGGACAAGCCCAACGTCAAGATCAACGTCGCACACATCCCGGATATCACCACGGCGAAGATCTCGGATCTCGAAAGCTGGATTTCCGCGAAGGGATACATCACCGCGGCCGATATTCCGACCGAAAGCACTGTGGCCGGATGGGGCTTCACGAAGAACACCGGAACGGTCACGTCCGTCACCTTGACCCAGGGAACCGGGATTAGCATCACCAACTCCGGGACGGCTATCACCACTTCGGGAACCCGCACGATTTCCATCACCTCCACATACCGGAACTACATCACGCACGGCGAGGAGGCTTACAGCTGGGGCGACCACCGCTCGATGGGTTACCTCACGCAGCACCAGGACATATCCGGCTATGCATTGAAGACGGGCGGAAGCGATTACCAGTTCCTGGTGAGCCAGCTGAAGTTCTCCAACGGATACCTTTCCGGCGGCACTTACAACAGCGTGGCCCGTCCCCAATGGACCTACGGTTCCACCACGAAGAACATCGCCTATCTCGACGAGATCCCCACTTCGTTGAAGAACCCGTACAGCTTGACGTTCGGAAGCAAGACCTACGATGGTAGCGCGAACCGGACAATCCTCGCTTCGGACCTTGGCGCTGTTACTTCTTCGGACGTGAGTTCTATGTTGAGCGGATACCTCCCCCTCACGGGCGGTACGCTCACGGGAGACCTCCGTTTAAAGAATAGCGGGAACTACGGGATGACGCTCCGCTTCGGTGACGGTGACTACTCCTATATCAAGGAGGACACGGACGACCACCTTACCTTATACGCAAGCAAGGGCATCACCCTTTCTACCGGAAGTTCCTATGGCATCCAATTCGGCGATGGCGTTTTGAAGTGGGACTCGACCAATAGCGCGTGGCACTTGGTCGGAAACTTCTATGCGGACGGTTGGGTGGCCGCGGGGGGCGTTGGAGGATCTAACTCTATGTTAGTTACGATTTCCGGGACGCAAACTATCACTGGTAGTAAGACGTTCACGGGAACAACGGTTGTTAACGGCCTCACCGTAACGAAAGACAGTCGCGATTACGTTACGCTCAGCACCCCGTACCGTATGTACATACAAGACGGGGGCAAGGACGTTTGCCTTACGCCGAGCGGTCACACTATCATCGGCTCTTACCCTGGATCGAGCGCGGTCGGGAGCAACAAACTGTACGTTGGCGGGACCGCAATCGCAACCACCTGGAACACGTCTTCCGATGCCCGCTTGAAGGAGGACGTTTCATACTTGGGGAAGGCCGAAGCCATTGACAAATTGATGCTTCTCAGGCCCGCCACTTGGAGGTGGAATTCCGGCCTTGCGAAGGGCCACGCGGCCTCCGGTTTCATCGCCCAGGAGGTGGAGCCGGTCCTCCCGTTTATGGTCACGGGAGAAGACTACAAGGGCCTCGCATACCAGATGCTTCACGCTTATGAGGTCTCCGCGATCCAAAGCCACGAAGAGAGGCTCCGGGCGTTGGAGAAGAAAATGAAAATTACGGAGGGATAGGATATGGCGAACTCAAACGGAAAGATATACGCAACCCCGAGCAACGGTGTCTCCATTGGGGACCTCCAAACGGTCCTCGGCTCTACAAGGAACGATATAGGCGCGTTGATTACCAACGGGAACATCAAAAAGTGGGCGAAGTTCAAGCCAATCCGGAGTTCCGAGAAGGGATTTGTCACGTTAGCCCAACGGATTGCCGCGGGACACGGCTTCGGGTCGGTCACACCTCTCGCCTGGTCCGTCATCCAAAGCAACCAATTGCCGGATTCGTTCACATACCTCCGTCCAAGGGGGAAAGGTGGCGGAGACAACGGGGCCGACGAGTGGTTCCGGTTCTTCGACTTCTGCCACATTGAGACTGATCTGACGCAATTGGCGAGTGACGGGTACAACCACAACGCGATTGCCCCGATTGATTGGTTCTTGCACATCGACGGGATGGAAGACGCGAAGGTACTTTCCTTCAACACGTTCTACCGTAGCCTTTCCGACGTTAAGGTCCGTGCGAAGTACCGCATCGGGAACCAATGCTCCATCGGGTCTCCCGGCAATATGGAAATCGGCTTGGACGAGCTGTCCTTCTACACGGGAAGCGGTACGGTCGGCAACGTTGGTAGCCAGTTCAAGATTTGCGTCACCAACTACGCATCCGGTGCTTTGCACTCCGCTGAGGCCCCGAAGGTGTTGAACGTGCTTACCAACACCGGGAGTGGCGTTGGGTATGAGATAGACCTTTCGTCCGTTATGCCGGGCGGAGGTGGCCAGGTCTGGCCCCAGGACCAGAACACAGATTTCGTCTTCTATCCGCGCCTAAAGGACAAGGACACGTCCACATATTGGTCCGCCGCCACGGACACTCCGCTCCGGCTCTCGACGTACCTCTTTAACCCGTTGGAGATTACGTTCAACGGCGCGATTGCGTTCTACGATGGCGCACCAGATTCGGGCGGTACATTGTTCGCCCAATTCACGCCCAACGGAAATGCCGTCAAGATTACCTCGACCGGTGCGGCCGGAGCCACGGTCACTTGGACGAGCAACAACTTGTACGTCCGCTTCTATTCCATCCGCGTCACCAACAGCGACAACGCCGACATCGGTTGCGCGATCCTCGGAGACCGGGGCGGCGTGGAGGTCACGGTTGGAAGCCAAACCATAGCGTCCAACGGCGCGACCGGTGGGAACCCCACGTTCACCGTGCCCGCCAACGGCGCATATACCATCGGCGGTATGGGCGCGTACAAGGACTTCTCCTTCGGATCTCAAAGCCTAACCTTCACATCCGGAGGTGGTTCGGCAACCGACAAGAGAGCGAGTTTCGCCGCGCCAACAATCATCATCACGACCCTTGCGGCCTACTCTTATGTATCTGGACAAAGACTTTATTACTATTAGCAATGAATTACAAGACAAAGACCTACCTCATCTTCGCCGCTTGCCTCATTTGGGGCTTTTGCGCCATCGTGGCCACGTCCGCATGCATCGGCAAGTTGGACGCTTTCCACGTTGTGTGTGGCATCGGTAACATCGTTTCCAACTTCGTCCTTCTCGGGATAGTCCTGAGCAAGACGAGCAAGGAGTACGCCCTGAACTACCAAAAGGAGTGCGAGGGTAAAAAGTAAGACATGTTATGAAACTCAAACTCAACATCATCGACCGTATCGCGGGAATCCTTCTCGGGATTAAGCTGACCAACATCGAAGACGAGATTGTCAAGAACAACTTGTTGAGGACCTTCCTGGCCGTCCGGAAATACGCGAAGGAATTCGGGGACGAGCAACAGGAACTCGTTGCGAAGTTCAACGAGGATATGAAGGACATCACGGACCGCAACAGCCCCGAGTACCACAAGGCCGTGGCTGATCTCCAGAAGGCCATCGGCATCGCCGGGCAACGGGAGGTCGAGGTCCAGATAACCCCCGTGGGATTGGACGCGTTCATGGCAAGCGTCAAGGACGACACCCTGACCTTTGAGCAGACCGCGATCCTCTCCGAAAACGGGATTTTGAACTAAAGGTAAACGATATGGTGATTGCATTGGAGGACGAGGCCGTCCTCGGAACAGAAAAGAAATACGTCCTTGACATCAAGTCCACCGGGTTTGATATGGAGGACGATGACTTTGAGGTGGAGATCAGGTGTGGCCTCAATACCTTGATGATCGGCAAGTCCGAAATGATCAAGGACTTTGAGGGCAACTTCTACTTCACCTTCAACACGGCGGACCTCGGCGTAGGCCTCGCCAAGATTATCGTCACGGCCCACGTCCCCGATGGAGACTTCCTGGACGGCATCCGCGACGAGGTGGACACGTTCAGATTCTTGAGAATCAAGAGCAAGTAGGATGAAGACTATTGAGCATACCAGTGGGTGTTTGACCGTTAGGCTTACGGCGTTGGGTGGCATCACCGTCACCCTCCTACCCGTATGCTCGGTTGACGATGGCCTCCTCCCGGACAACTGCCTTATGACCGTTGACGGGATTCCACTCATCACGGAGGACGATTGCTATCTCATTGTAGTACATAACTAAACAACGCGATATGGCGACGAAAGGATATAATCTTGAGCAAACCGGAGAGCAAGTACAAGCCGCTCTCAACAAGGCGATCAACCTCGGGCCGGCCACTGAAGAGGCGGACGGGTTGATGACCGCAGCGGACAAGGCTTCCTTGGAAAACCTGAACACCGAAATCAACGACAAGGTTGACAAGGTGACCGGGAAGGGCTTGTCCACGAACGATTTCACCAACGAGGACAAGAGCAAGCTGGACACGGCCTACCAGGTCCCTTCCACGGGCATCCCGGCGGCCGACATGTCCTCTGGAGTTCAGACCGCCCTCAACAAGGCGAATTCTGCTGTGCAACCCGCGGATCTTGTTCCCATCACCGAGAAGATCCCGGCCCAGGCAAGCGCGCAAAACCAGCTTGCGGACAAGGCGTTCGTGAACTCCTCCATCTCCACGGCGTCCGCAGACTTCAAGGGAACGTACGACTCCCTGGCGGAACTCCAGGCCGTGACGGCGGACAAGAACGACTACGGCTATGTGGTCTCCACTGACGAGGCCGGCAACACTGTCTACAGCCGCTACAAGTACAACGGCAGCTCCTGGGTGTTCGAGTACGATCTGAACAACTCCTCCTTCACCGCCGCCGAGTGGGCGGCCATCCAGAGTGGCATCACCACACCGCTCGTTCAGAAGCTGGGTGCGCTTCCCACGAACGCGGACCTTCAGTCGGCCCTTTCCGGGAAGCAAGCCACGCTCGTTTCCGGCACGAACATCAAGACGGTTGACGGCCAATCCATCCTCGGTAGCGGTAACCTTTCCGTGAGCGATCCGAACGCGGTGAAGGTGACGGCGCAGACTTGGACGGATGCCCAGAAGACCCAGGCCCGTACGAACATCGGTGCTTATGCGAAGCCTTCCGGCGGTATTCCGAAGACGGATCTGGACTCCGGCGTTCAGGGTTCCTTGGACCTTGCGGACTCGGCGATTCAGGCTCGTCCTTCCGGCGAAGTTGACCCTGCCATCACCCCGGCGGAGTACGCGACCCAGGAAGAACTCGCACAGTTAGAGGCCAAAGTGACTGACTTAGGGGAGTATGTAACAAACCCGGAATGGATTAGAGTTATAACCGATAACGATGGAAATGTCCTTTGTGGAATCAAGGTGGACGGCTCAATAGATTGGGGAATCGGTGTGCCAAAACCCGTGAAGGATTATGTTGCGGAACAGGTTTCAATTATTTTAAGCGGTGGGGAAGGTACATCTATCAATGACATTGAGAAGATTATAGACTTTCTTGTCGGCTTTTCCACAAGTGATACCCTTTCCGCTTTGCTGAATACGAAAGAGGATAAAGTGGCCGGGAAATCCTTGATTGATTCCGAATTTGCATCTTCGCAAGAGGCCATCACGAACTCGGAGTGGATTCAAGTCACAACCGACAACGAAGGAAAAGTAATAGAGGGAATCCGAAAGGACGGCAAAAGAAAATTCTTTTGCGGAATTGACGGGTTGAGCGATGAAGACATCCGTAAAATTGTCGTTGATACCGGCAAAAAGTGGATAGGCAAAAAGTGGGTGGTTGTTGGGGACTCGCTCACACAAGCGAACGATAAGGCCACGAAAAGATACTATGATTATGTAAAAGACGAAACGGGGATAACCGTTCATAATATGGGTGTTGCCGGGACTGGGTACAAGCGAGATTATGAAAACAACCGGGCTTTCTACCAGCGGATTGGTAATGTTCCCATAGATGCAGATGTGGTTACGATATTCGGCAGTTTCAACGATTATCCCTACATCGCAGACGAACTTGGCGAGCCAACAGACACCGGGACTACAACTCTTGGTGGGTGCATAAACACAACCCTTGACAATCTGTTTACGGCTTACCCGCTGGCGGTGGTTGGTGTTGTTTCTCCTACCCCCTGGGAGGTAGCAAGGCCGGGTGTAACACTTGCGGAGAATTATGTGAAATTGCTCCACGATATTTGCGAACTTCGCGGGATTCCATACTTTGACCTGTTCCATTGTAGCGGTTTAAGACCGTGGGAGGCATCATACCGTGCCCTGTGCTATTCAAGGGATAACGGAGGGGGAACACACCCGGACGAAACGGGTCATAAATTAATCGCCCCAAGATTCAGTGAATTTCTTAATATGTTAATAACATTCTAACTATGGTAAATTGTTTGAAAACCCAACTCAAAAGCACGGTGAATAACGAAGACCTCACGAAAATTGGAGAGTTTAAGTTCCGTGTCAAAGTCCCTGTCGGTATTTCTCAGGGGTCTGCGGCTATTACAATAAATGCTTATGGCGGCTCGTACACGATTACCGTCCCATCCGACAAGCATATTTACGATTCTACGAACACCGCGATTGACACAAACGGCGTCGCTACTCTTTCCGGGTATAAGACCGTGTATATAATGGATGCCGGAGAGTACTATGTTTCCATCAATAGCAAATACCAAATTTGGTTTTTGTCGGGATTGGTGGACGGCTCGCAAGTGAAGAATGACATCCTTTTAAGCGATTTTGAATACTTTGAAAACCTAAAAACCTTTACCACCTCCACAAAAGTCAAGGGGGATTTTTCCGACCTTCTCCCCATTAAGGAACATTTGTCCTCGCTCACAATTTCGCAATTCCCGCAGAACTATGAGGTGACTGGGACTACCGAAATTATCGGGCAATTCACAGAAATGTCAACTCTTGTGCTTACCGGGAACGGAGCATTGTCCGGGGATATCGCCGAACTCGGCAACTTGAAATCAATGGTCACTTTCAAGGCGGACGGAACGGCAATCAGCGGAGAAATAACGGACTTGGCAGATGCTATGGTTGGCGGTGATGAACCAAGGACAAGCGGGACACTCGCTATCACTTGCAACGGGATTATCACCTTGAACGGGAGCATTGTTTCTTCCGGGACGGTAAAGACAGTTACATTTGATTCATCCTTGCCGGACGGTTATAGTGTTTCATAACCCATCGACTTTCGGCCCTAACCAACTAACTTAACGGGGGGCGGACAAGCCCCGCCCCCTACAAAAAAGAGTTCTTTGATATACTACTCATCACGGACGTACTCGTCAAACACGCGTAAGTCGGTGTGGCCCGAGCAGCGTTTGAGAGCGTGAATGTTGTGACCGCGAAGGACGTTGATCGTGATAGCCGTACGGCGGGCTGTATGGGACGAAATGAGTTTCCACTTTGGAACAACCGTTATCACCAGCTTCCCGTCAACGCGATCCTCCAGGCGGACCTCGTCAACGAAACCAATGTCCTTCATCAATTCGTGAAGGTACCGGTTGTAGTTCCCGATGGACGCAGTATAAGGGGGCTTGTAGTTGTACTTCTCCAAGATCCTGTAGGTGGTCTTCGCGTCGATCGAATAGACGTCGATATTGACCACGGCCCGGTTGCCGGTCTTTTGCTGGGTTATGGAGAAGATATTGCGCTCGAAGCAAGTCTCGTCGATTCGGACCATGTCGCTGTGGCGCTGGAAGAGGTTGCAAGAAAGCACGAACATGTCCCTGACCCGGTGCATCGTCTCTCGGTAATCGACCCGGCGCTTCGCGTAGAAGCGATCAATGTCGAAGTACGCCACCCTGGACACCTCGTCGGCCGTTAGCGCGATCTTCTGGTTGAAGACCCTGGGCATCTTGATATCCAGGTATGTCGGGGACACGGAGGCATTGTACTTCACGGCCCAGTTCAGGATGGATCGGAGCTGATTGCACATCGTCCTGATTGACGAGGACTTCATCCCCCGTTCCTGGCAAAACGTTATGAAATAGCCCCAGAATATGTCCGTGATTTGAGTCGTCGTCAACGTGACATGGAACTGGCTTTCCAAAAGGCTCAGGTTCCACACAAGGCTTGAAACGTTGACCCTATAGCGTGGCCGTGCTTTGGACTTTGCGTTTACGCAAATGCGGATGACCTCCATGAGAGAACAATCGTGGAGGTTCAAAGAGAATGGATCGCGGAGCGAATTCTCTAGGTATGCCCGAAAATCCGCTTTTGCTTTTTCCGTCGGAGGAGAAGATATTTTATACGTTTGCGCGGCCATTGGAATGGTATAAAATTCCGGCGGAAAAGTAAGCAAAAAAAACGAGAACGATGGAAAATCAATTCCGATGAAGACCGAGGATTGATAATGCTAAAACGACAATTGGAACATTAGAGTTAGATACGATCATGAAAACTCAGAACATCTCATCAGTCGCCAGCGACGTTGTTGAAGGCGGTGTCTCCGCAGCCTTCGTAGCCTATTTACAACAAACCGTACTTGCTATGATCCCTTTTGCCCTTCCGGCGCTGGTCCTGGTTGCCCTTGACCTTGATTTCGGCCTCCGTGCCGCAAAGCACAGATACCAGAAATATAGACGCGAACCCGACCGCGTCACCTTCTCCCGTGCCCTGCGCGGGACCGTCGGGAAAGTCTTCGACTATGTATGCTGGCTCGTCGTATCGTCCTCTATGTCCGTCGCCTTCCACCAGGATTGGATTCAATGGGCCATCCTCGGGTTGGTGTACGTCAACGAACTCGGGTCCGTCATCGGGAACTACCTTTGCACGAAGGATATTGAGTTCTCTCTCCTCTCCTTCCTAAAGGCCGTGTTCGTATACGTCGGTCGATGGTTCGGCAACAAGCTTGGCATCACCACCGATGACCTCACCTTCGACGATATCCTGAAGCCGGCCAAACAGGGACGGAACGCGAAGGGCCAGTTCACCAAGAAGCCCGAAAAGAAAAGCCGCAAGAAATGAAGATCCTCATCGACAACGGCCACGGATCTGACACGCCCGGGAAGCGTAGCCCGGACGGGACGCTCCGCGAGTACGCCTGGGCGCGGGAGGTAGCCAACATGATCTGCGACCTCTTGCAAGCCGAAGGTTACGACGCAAGCCTCCTCGTCCCGGAGTCCCGTGACATCGCCCTGGCCGAGAGATGCCGGCGGGCGAACAAGCACAACAAGAACAACACGATCCTGGTGTCCATCCATTGCAACGCCGCCGGAAGCGGGAGCAAGTGGATGACGGCCCGCGGGTGGTCAATCTTCACCACGAAGGGAATCACGAAGGCGGACACCTTGGCCGAGTGCATCTGGAAACGGGCGAAGGAAACCTTCCGGTATCCGTTGACGGTCAGGTCCTATTCCAGCGCGAAGATGGGCCACGACTACGAAGAGAACTTCTACATCCTGATGCACTCATATTGTCCGGCCGTCCTCATTGAGAACTTCTTCCAGGACAACAGGGCGGACGTCGCGTACCTCTTGTCTTACGCCGGAAAGGCGGCTTGTGCTGAGGTGGCCGTGCTGGGGATCAAAGACTATTTGACGACGTTATGAATTGGTGGGTTATCACATCATCGGAAGAGGCGTACGGTCCCTATGAGACGGAGGCCGACGCCATCATGTTCGCAACAATCAATTTAGGACTTGAAGGATGGACCGTAACAAGAACATAGTGCCGACGCGAGGTCGCCACGGGAGCCTGGGGAGGGTGTTATCCTTTCTCATCATCTTTGGTTTTAGTACAGTGTGTTTGGCTCTCCCCGGCTGCTCCCCTAAGATCATCGAGAAGGTCGTGTACCAACACGACACTACCGTTGTCCAGAAGCGCGACTCGATCATCCGGCGTGACTCCATATACGTCAAGGAATGGATGAAGGGAGACACGGTTTTTATAGAAAAATATAAAGATAGATACATCTACCGTGACCGTTGGAGGGACAGCATCCGCGTAGTACGCGATTCCGTGGCCGTAGAGACGCTCAAGGAGGTCAAGGTGGAGCAACCCTTATCCTGGTGGAAAAGGGCTAAATTAGGGGCTTTTTGGTGGCTTTGCGGAGCATTGGTCGCAGCTCTCGCCTGGATCTTCAGGAAGCCCCTCCTTTCGCTGCTCAAACTTTAGTCCGTGACTACCCCCGCGATTATGTCGGAAGTATGACCGGGGCCAAAGCGGACTATACAAAAAATCCCCGCCACCCAAACGGATGACGGGGACTTTCTATTGTGCTACCAACATCAGGTTCCAGGGTTCCCAAATATACCTATCCCCGCTGTGGTTGACAACGACCTCTGTTTTGTGCATGTGGGCGTTGTATTTGATCTCCTCGACGGTGCCGACCATGCCTATCGGCAACGGGGTGTTCTGTTCCTTGCAAACTGCGGCGGTGTAATCGTCGATCCTGACGACTTTCACCCTGTCCCCTGGTTTCATTTCTTGTAGTCCTCAAAACGCTTGCACGAAGCAAAAATGAATCTGTTGTTCACCCATCTGGCAAGATCCCTGTAGACCGGCTTGCAATGCTCCTTGTCGTAGATCATGACGTACGGGAGGTAGTCCATGTCCCTGAGTGTGTAAATACGCTCCAGATCTTGCTCCAGGGTTGTGGAGAAATTGACGATTGTATAAACGACGGCGTTGTGGTGAATCCTCTTTCCCCAGGCGTCTGCGAAGAGCCGAAGCTTCGGAATGATCTTCTCCTTGTCTTCGTACCGGTCCCAGGCAAAATGGATCTGGGTTATCTTGATGCGACTGAGCATTTCCGCCTTTTCTTGGTTCATCAGCCGGATATCCAAGCCCTGGTTGAAGTCCACCTCGGCGCCGGAGTCGATGAGTTGCTGTAGGAGGTCCCTCCAGTCCTTACAGGCCAGGATGTTCGGGTCGCACAGCACAATCTTCTTTTGCCCGTTCCAGAACTCTGACAAATCCGCCACCTTTCTGGAACACCGGCCTTCCTTCTTCTCGACTATGCAGAAGTCGCACCCACGCGGACAGCCGCGCGTCAGGAAGCCGAAAGCCGTGTCCTTTGTGAGTTCCGGGTAGATGGAGTAGTCTGGATAAATATGCTCAACAGGGGTGGGTAACTGTTTGTCTTTCAACTTGTTAAACACCTCCTTCCCGTTGACGAGAGAAATGCAATATCCAGATCCTCCCATCTCCACCTCATCGGCGTCTATTGGGTAGTCGTAGTCTGGGGTGAAGGAAAACACCTTGCTCAAATAGACCTTGTCGAAGTGGCCGGAGAACATCGGTTCGTACCATTCTACGGTATCCCCCTGGGACTTGTGCCATGCCGAGATCTTCATCAGGGCCAGGTTCGGGAAGTTCTTGCCGTCCACGTCAACAAGACCTATCCGCATAGTTCCTCAAACCTCTTGAACTGTTGAACCTCCCACTTGTACGCGTTGGGAAGCGAAAGCATGTCGCTCATCCGGTGGACCAGGTTCGTAATCGTTGAGTGGTCCCGCTTCATCATCTTGCCTATCTCAGAGTACGAATATCCGTCGTTGTGAAGCTTGTAGGCCAGGAATGTCCGTATCAGGGTGTTTTCCCGCTCTCGCGAGTCTGTCAACATCCAGGACGTTGCTTGCTCGGCGGCGTGTAGGACCGAAGGGAAACGTTCCTCAATTGGCGGCGGTACACCGTTCTTGCCCCGCAGAATCCGGAGGATCTCCTTGTAGCAATCGTCTTCAGCTGTAGGCACATAGAACGGCGTGGAAAGGGCCGTGTCCACAATCTCTTTGACCTCCTCCCAGGTCAGGTTTCGTAGGACGCTCGGTTTCATTGCTCGACGATTTTGAATCGGTAGGTGAACCTCTTTCGCCCGTCCTCGGTCAGATCCTCCTTCGCGTTGAATTCCTTCACGATATCGTGGGCGATCGTCATGGCGATGCGGTTCTTTGCGTTTGCGGCCGCAGCCCGGTCCGTTGTGTACTTCATCACGTCGGAATCTGTTTCGGTATAGGACGCCGTGTAGACGTCTCGGTTGTGGAACGCGTCCATCTCCCTCTTGAACGAGATTGAAAGGTTCCTGAGGGTTCCTTCGTCCGCAGCTATTCGGTTCGCCCTCTCGTCGAGGTATACGGAGAACTTGTCGAGACGCTCTTCCTTCTCGTCAAGCAACGCCATTTTCCACAGCACCCACACCAGGAGGGCGAAGGTGCAAATGGCGAAAAGGATTAATACGATTGTCATAGCAGATTGAAGTGTTTTTCGTTAAGGATAATGTTTTCGCCGCTGTCAAGCTTGACTTGCCAGTTCTCGTTTCCGAGGTGTATGTCAAGCGTCCCGTCCCCGTGGTTCACGGTATGGACGCGGTCGCCGGACTCTGGCACGATTTCAAGCTTCATCCGGAAACGTTCCATCGTCTTTTCAGGGAAGAGTCCGCCTTCCGGGAGGGATCTGAGCCTCTTGAAGACCCTGGCGTCTCCCCCGTCGGTGTGCGCCCTGTCAAGACAAAGCATCATCATCCGGATGAGGGCGTTTGAGTTGGCGATGACGTTCGAGTACGCTTTGTTGTGTTCCTGGACGGCCTCATATGTGATCTTGTCCAGCCCGAACTTGAACATCCATTCCTCGGCCTCCTTGATGGCCTTTTCGTAGTTGTAGATGGCCTTCTTCTTGTCTTTGTTGAAGAACTCCACGCCCTTCGTCTTGTTCCGTAGCTGCATGTCGATATCCTCGGCCAGGACCGTGCAGCAGTGGGCGCACAAGAAGAGCAAATTGATCTGCCACCCCAGTGGCGTTTTCTCAACCTCCATAGAACACTTTCTGATAATACAGGTTGCACTTTCCGTCCCGGTAGGCCGGCTCGACCATCCAGACGTTATCGTCGTCGTCATCGTCCTTTGACATAAAGTCCAGGTACCGGTAGCAAGACATCTTCAGCGGGCACCCTTCTCCGGTGCAGTGGTCAATGTCCATGTTCATTTCTCGCCCTCCTTTGGCTCGACGGACAGTCCTATATGGAATCCCGTCCAGAATCCCTTTTCGTATGCGTCCGCGAGAATTACCATAAATTTCTCTATGAGCGGATTTAGTTCGGACATCCCCTCCGTCAACTTCTTACGGATGGTTGCTCTAAATTCTTCTTCGTTCATTTCTCGTCCTCCTTTACGATGATGATGCGAACCTTGTCGCCGAACTTGAACTTGTCAAGATTCACATTCTTTGCGGTAACGGCTAACTTGTTATTGATGTCTTTCACAACCTCTCCATCCACCGCCTCATTTATCATCATCTCCCTCGCGTATTGAATACCGCGCCAAAACACGATGTCACGATCCTTGTTCTCCTCGCTCTCAAGCCTCCGCCCCTCGGCAACGCCATTGTTGAACAAGACCGTGTCCTCCGGTAGCGGTACATCGTCCGGGAGGCAATCGACCAACATCAGGATGGACTTCATCTCGCCGATGAGAACGTCCGTGTTGGTTGGAACGCCCGGGCGGATGCCCTTGATTCGCGTGGCGATCTCCTTTTGCAAATACTCCTTCGTAAGCATATTATTCAACACGAAAAACTGTCACTGTATGATCAAGTACATTCGTCCTGGTTTTGTACCGGCGCCCGAGCTGCTTGCCGAGTTTACAAGTGTATGCTTGCACAGAAAAAGGCCTTTTTCCGGGATACTTGAAAGTTACTTTTTCCATGACTCCAAGGTTTCTGATTTTGTCAATCATTGTCTCTGGTTTAGGGATCGTTGTATGTTGATTCGTGTCATTGCTTACGAAAGTCACATACAACTTACCACTCTGGTCCACAGCTAAACCAAGGATAATTGCCACGTCAAGAGAGCCGAACTTTATCGGGATATCGATAGATGATAATTGGTTCTCAATGTTTACGATTTGAGATTTAAGTTCTGCAAGTGTCATTTCCTGTCCTCCTATTTTATTCTGGTTATGGTGATGATCCCGCGCTGTTGCTTCGGCGCACATACTTTGTAGATCGTCCCGTCCTTTTTCCCTTGCCGGCTGCAAGCGTTACGGACGTATTCCTTGACGACGACGTCTTCAGACACGGTCCAGACCTCCCCCACATCCATAGTCGCGATTGTGTTAGAGACGCTGATCTGGCCCCTGTCTTTGCCAGTGGTGTGTTTAATGATTTCCATGGATCTCTTTTTTAAGTTGTTCTCTATCTTCCAGGGCGGAGCAGAAAGCCTCGAAGTCTTCCTCCGCATTGTAATTTTCCAGGTAGTCCGGGTCTGACGGACTCTTCCCGGCGTTCTTGTTCCTCCACTTCATTGCGTTCGAGTTACTTTGATGGTTCCTGACTCCTGATCTGGAGACACGTCGAACGTGCGCTCATATTCAGCGAATAGGTACGACACCGCGCAAGTCACGGCGTACAGCTTTTCGTAAGGAACGTTTGCTACGTCCCCCACCTCAAGGTCTTTCACATATGAGAAAGCGGAAGGCTCTCGTTTCATCTTTTCCTCTTCAATGTGGCACAAGTAGACCAGGTGCGCGTTGATCTCGATCAAGCGGGCATCGATGGCCTCAAGAAATTGCAATATCTTCTCTTCCATGGCTAAAACTCAGGTAAGTCTTCGTAGGGGTCGAGCGTCGTTTGAACCGGCTCTTCCTTCCATCCGTATACGATGTTCTCGGCGATCTCGTTCTTGATCCGGCGCGTTTCGTTTTCGTAGTAGAGTCCTATGATCTGGTCGACGATTCCAAGGGATCTGTTCTTTGCGATCTCGAGGACAAGTTGGTAGTCCATCAGGCTCCGGACCTGGTCCTCGCCAAAAAAGTCCTTCGCCCGCTTCTCGAAATCGTTGCCGACCCTGTGGGAAATGAGCAGATTGTCGCAAAGGTTAGTCAGGTTCGCGGTTCCGGCGATCGATTCCTTCCGGAGCAGCTGGAACGACTGTTCCTTTCTGGGGTGGCAGACGAGGATGACGTGAACGTTTTCCTTCTTCGCGAAACTCTTGATCTCCTTGATGAGTTTGGTCTGGCGCTCGTTTTCGCTCCCGTCGAGTTCGTCCAGGTCCATGGCCATCAGGTTGTCCAGGAGGACCATCTGAACGCCGTTCTGTTGTACGCATTCCTTGATGTCCGAGAACAGCTGATCGAAGCCGGCGCCGTAGTCGTTGTTGTAGAGCCAGAACTTCCCGTCGAGCCACTTGTTGATGACCTCGGCCGTTGCCTTGGGGACGTAGAACAAGTTCGAGAAACCGAACTTCTGGACGACGTATGACTTGCCGGCCGCCATCTGGTCGAGCCAGGCCTGGAAGCGGAAGTCCTGGAGTTCGCCGGACCATGCGGCTACCTTGTACCCGCGCTGCACGGCGTTCAGGATGAAGTGGTCCAGAAGGGTCGTCTTGCCAGAGCCGGACAGGCCGGAGAGGATGGTCACGTCTCCGAGCGTGAAGCCCATGATCTTCTGGTCCAGGACCGTGATGCCGGACGGGATCGAGACGTAGCTGGACGGGTCGATCCATTTGACTTCGGACATGGACAACCATTTCTTGCCGCGGCTGTCCTCCTGTACGACCTGGATCTGTTTCGCCTGTCTCTCTCCGTAGTACGAACGTCTACGCCTGAACTCCTCCTGTTCCTTCCTGTTGTAGGCCGTGGGATCGAAGTGGAGCCTGACGTCACGCCAGCCCATGTTCGAGCATGACGAATGGAAGCACTTGAATGCGATTGCGCCGGTGTCCATCACGAAGATCGCCGAGTCCTTGTGGTTGGAATTGAACGGGCATTCGGCCAGGATCAGTTTCTCGCCGCCCTGGAATTTGACCCGTCGCTCGACTGTAATACCATGGTCCCGGATGAAGCCCTCAATGTCGAAGCGCTCGGTTGAATAGTTATTGGCCCGTGAAGGGGCCTCAACTTGCGGATATTCGCTTGCAACCTTCTTGATGTACTCCAACCCCGTTTCCTTGAAAACGTCCGGAATATGGACGAAATAGGACATTCTCTGGGGACGCGACTTCGTGTTGCTCCCCTTGTTGGAAGGGGTTCCGATAATCTTCGAGATCCTGGAGGCGTTGAAGACAGACGTATCGACCTTGACCGTCTGCTCGTTTCCGAACATCATGTCCAGGGCCTTCAGGAACAGCTCGACCGTCTTCGTGTTCTCTTCCGTGTTCGGGATGTTCACCTTGTAGAGGAGGTGGTACCCGTTTCCAGAGTTGGCGACGACCGGCGCCGAGAAGCCCTGGTCACGGAGGTACCGGTAGACGCTCTTCATGCAATCCTCGGCCAGCTTCACCTCCGCGTCTGTGGCGTTCGTGTCGGCCGGCCGCTCGGGATCGAAGTCCAGGAGGATGATCCGGCGGTTCTCGATCTCTTTGTCGTTGGTGGTAGCCTTCGGGGACTTCACGATGTGGTTCGCTTGCTCACGTCCGGAACAGGCGTCCTTGATCTCGTTGATGGTCGCGTACATGCCGCCCATGCCGTCGTAGTTCCTCAGCTCGGACAGCATGGTCTCGCAGTCGGTGAAGTAGCCAGAGTATACAGCTTTGCCCTTCCCCAGGATGCGTACCTCTGTCAGTTGGCCGTGGGACTTGAATATGTCCCACCATTGCCTGATTGATCTTTCGTCTATCATGTGGTCAATATTCTATACCGTCAAGGAGTCCGCCGGAAGCGATCTTGAAACCGGAGACCGGCGCGGACTTCTTTGTGGGTTCTACTTTCGTGTTTGAGAAGAGTTCGTTTTCCTGGGCGTCGGAATAATCCGGTAGGTTGTTGAGAAGCGTCGAGAACATCTTGGTATATGCCCCGTGATCCTCGGCGAGGTATTTCCGGATGATATCCGCTAGCTGTTCCTCGGTATACTTCGCAAGAAGACGGACAAGCTTGTTTTTATCGGACGGCGATTTCAACGATGCACGTTTACCTTCGGTCCGGATGACGCTGGACGGATAGAGTTTGTATAGCCTTTCTGCGGCTTCCGCCAGCTCCCTGTTCACGTCTATCTTCTTTTTTCTTTCTTCCTTTGTTCCCTTATTCCCTTCTTCTGATATATCGTGTTGATGACTTGTTGCTGTCGTGTTAGCATCGTGTTGCTGCTGTGTTAGCATCGTGTTGCTATCTTGTTGGCAACCCTGGTAACTCTCGTAGTTACAGAGAGTTATGATAGAGGTCCTACCCACCCTCCTCGACATGACCTCGCCATATGCTCCGAGCTTCCTCATAGCTGTCCTCACCTCTTGCATAGAGAGGTTGCAATCCCTCGCAAGTTCGGAAAGAGAAGACACAACTTCGCCACGTTTCACGATGGTACCGTCCCATTCGCTGTCCTTGAAATTTGCATCTACCATGAGGTGAACCCAAACCGATAACGTGTTCGGGTCGTGGTACCATCCGCGTTCTTTTATTGTCCTTTTCACGACAATGTGACCGTTAATAAACATTGGTGCAAGCTGTTGTTTATTAAAAACAGCATACCCTCGTTCCCATCCGAAGATGCTTGCACCGAAACGAAGGCATGCCGTAGTTATAGAATGGGCCAGATGGCCGTACTATCTTGTATTTTTGCCGTCCGGTGCAAGGAGGACTGGTGCAAATGTAATCTTCCTTGACACATTCGCAGGAATAAGAATTCCGCGAAATTCCGGATTAATCCAGGTACGATTTCTTGACGACGGCCAGGCGGTTCTCCTCGATGAAGTACCCGCGTCCCTTCAGCTCGTCCCACAGCTCCTGGTCCGTGAATCCGGCGAGGACATTCCCGGGGATCGGAGTAGGTGCCACCTCGGGAGCGGACACGGCCTCTTCCTGGGCCGGTGCGTTCACACCTTTTTTCCTGGCCTTGCTCCTCTCTTCGTAGCCCTTCTGCTTGTCACGGATCTCCTGGTAGACCGACTTGTAAAGGGTACATGTGGGGTGCGACTGTGCCACCCAGACATAGCTGTAAGCCTTCGGAAATGCGCTCGTCTGTTTGCGGGATACAATCCCCCTTGAGACGAGGACGTGCATCACCCTGGAGAACACCGTGGGATAGCCGACCATGGCGCCCTTGAATCCTCCGTTCTCGTTCGTGATCCGGTAGATCTCTTCGATGGCGTCCTTGATCTTACCGAGCAGCGGCAGATGTTTCTTTTCGCTCATAACTCAAAATTTTTAGAAATTAGCTAATACTTTTTCAAATACTTCTTCTGTGATTTTGTTGCCGATAACGGCAAAAATGACGTCCTTCATGCGGTCGTACAGGGCGGAGAAGGTAGCCTCGTCCATCTTGTCGAACGACCAGCTGGAAGGGAGTTCCACGAATTCCTGGAGCCGCGGGTTGAAGTACACCTCATAATGTCCGGCGGCCACGGTCAGGTAGTTCCTGAAGCCTTCCTTCGACCTCCATCCGGCCTGTTGTCTCTCGTCCATGAGCGACCATGCGGCGTTCAGGAGGGCGAAGGCTTTTTTGAGGAACTTGTAGTTCCGGACGATCTTGACGTCACACTCATAGGCCTCGCCGATCTTGAGACGTTTCTTGTCTTCGTAGGAATCGTCGTCAACAGGGACGAGGCCATGAGCTGTGTTGATGCATCTGAGTTTCATCAGAACGGGAGGTCGCCCGGGACCGGTGCATAGGGATCACCCTGCTGTTGCGGGGCGTATTGCGGTGCGGGAGGAACAGGGGCCTGGGCCGGTGCCGGCGCGGGTGCCGGAGGTGCCTGGTAAGTCGGCTGAGGGGCGTAACCGGGGGCCGGAGAATAGCCAGGCGCGGGTGCCGGAGCGGGCTGTTGGTAACCCTGGACAGGAGCCTGTGCCGGATAGGCCGGACGGGCCGGCTGGGCGGATTGCTCCCGCTTGTCGAGAAGCTGCAACGTCGTGACGGTCAGCTCGGTGTTCTGGCGCTTGTTCCCGGACTGGTCCGTCCATTCCCGGTTGTGCCACTTGCCGGACACATAGATGGTGGAACCCTTCCGGACGTACTTCTCGGCGACGTCGGCTTGCTTCCCGTTGAAGACGATCCCGATCCACTCGGTACGCTCTTGCTGTTGGTTGTTGCGGTCGAGATATCTCTCAGTAACCGCGATTCGTGTAGTGGCAATCTTGTTGCCGTTGTCGAAGGTCCGGATTTCCGGGTCAGATCCGACATGGCCAATGAATTGGCAAAGGTTGAGTGATGGCATGTTACTTATTGGGTTTGAATGTTACACTTGCTGCGACCGTAGAGGTCTTCTTGTACTGTTCGTAGATGCCAGGCTGCATCTTCTTGAGGCGCTCCGTGTCGATGCTCGTCCGTTCGTAGGCCTTCTTGATCTTGAAGACGCCGCCACCGCCTTCCATGGTCTCCAGGTTGTGTTCGAGCATGTACTCCAACACGCGCTTGTCAAGACCCTTCAGGGACTCTTCGATCTGCTTGATCTTATCCTTCAGTTCGGCGATCTCGGAGGCCTGGACCACATACGCGGACAGTTCGGCGTCGGTCAGGACGATCTCGGCGGACGGCTCTTCGTATTCGTCGATGTAGATGCGGCCTTCGCGCTCGGCGGCGACGAGGGCGTCAACCTCGGCCTCGGTCACGACGTCGATGGGGATGAGACCCTTGATCTTCTTCTCCTTCCGGTCGATGTGGAGGCAATAGCATCCGATCACCTTCTTGCCGGGGTTCTGGCGCTCGAAGAAGACCTTGTAGATACCGAGCTGCCAGGCCAGGGGGCGCATGTGCGGCTTGGTGGTCGTCTTGATATCGACGAGAACAACCTCGTTTCCTTCGCCGTAGACGCAGTCGATGCTCGAGGCGACCAGTTCGTTATCCGAGACGAGATATTCGCTTGCAACGAACTTTAGGCCCTTTTCCTGGCAAAGAGCGACGTATTCCTCGATGAGGGGAGTACGGAGGACCGAAATACCGTTGTCGTAGTCCTGGATTTCCCGGTGGATCGCGGTCCCCTCATCGGCCGCCTTCTTGAGCGTGGCCGCGGGGATGTTGGAGTAGTCCGGGGAAAGGCCGTGCTTCGCCATGAGCGTAGTCACGCCGATGAGGATCTTGTCGCCACAGAGGTAGGTGTGCGACAAAGGTTCGAAGAAAACCTGGGTGTTGTTAACGAGTTCCATTTGCAATCTCCTTTTGCTTTTTGGCGAACGCGGCCTTGAATTCCTTGTCGCGTCCGTAGTAGTTTCCGTAGGTCTGCCAGGCCCAGTTCATCTGCTCCTGGGTGGTGAAAGAGTTGATCTGGGCGATGATTTGCGCGAGGTTCATTTCTTCCTCGGCGGACTTGGGTGCGTCAACGTCGTCCTTGTCCGTTGCGATGTGGAAGAATTTGAGGAGGAAGTAGCGTTCACCGTAGGTCAAAGCGCTGCCAAGCCCTTTATCCCAATTATTCATACCGGACGATGCCCAACGGCAAACGAGGGTCTCACCCGTTTCGGCATCAACCCAGGTGAACTTGAGTTTGAGGGCGCAGAAGATTTCGGACTTCGGCTTTTCGTTTCCGTTCTTGTCGAAGAGCGAATAGTCCTGACGGGTGAAGGAGGATTCCTCCACCTCCGGGATGAGGAGGAGGCCGAGGCTATCCATCTTGGGGCGAACGATGCCCAGGATCTTGTCTCCCGAAACGTATTGGTAACTGTTCCCGGCCTTGTCCCGTGTCAACCCCACAACGGCTTGTTGGAGGGCGAGGAGTTTCTTGTAGATTCCCATAGTTACATATAGTATTGTTTGACTTTCTTTTCGGAGTTGGTGGTCACGAATTCCGAGTAGACGAGGTATCCCCTCGCCTTGATGTCGGCGATTCGTGCCGCGAGGCGGTTGCAACCGAAGCGGTTGAGTGCCTCAAGAGGCGTTATCGGCCTCCCGGAGAGCATCCATTCCAGGATCTGGTCCGTTTGGGACTTGGATGTCTTGTGGTTCTCGTTGATGTTCTGCATACGGATATGGTTTGAATGAATAGAATCGTTTCGGCTGGGCCTCCAGTTTCACGGCCCGGATCGTCTCTTCCGTGAAGTACGCGATGTTCTCCGCTTCGTCAAGGATGTAGCCGTGCCTCTTAAGGTAATAGCGTTGGTAGATCTTCCTTCGCGGCTGTCTCTTGACCCGCATCTTGGTCTTCTGTGGCAGCCCGAACGTGACCCTGGCCCGTTCCTCCGCGTAGGTCCTTTTCCTGGCCTCTACGGTCTTCCGGTGCATCTCGTTGAACTTCTCCTCGCCGAAGAACTCCCGGGCGTTGTAGCCTGGCTTGAACCTGGCGTTGATTCCGTTCTCCGGATGCCCCCTGTAACCCCTGAGCGCAAGGGCCTGGCGGGCGAGTTTCGAGACGAGGACACGGCGCTGTCCCTCGATGGCGTCCATGTCCTTGACAAGGCCTAGGGCCTTTGACCATCTGGACAGGGTGCGCTTGCTTGTATGGAGGTGCTGGACGATATCCCTGTTAAGCGTCGTTGCGTAGTTCTCCCGGAGGTACTTCTCTTCCTCCGGCGTCAGTTGTCTCGGCGGGATCATTTCTCGTCCTCCATCCTTGCTGTGTAGCCCTGGTGAAAGACCGATATAACGAGGTGCGCGATGTAGTCCGCCATGGTCTGTCGGTTCTCTGCGCCGATGGACGCCAGCATCCTCTCCATCCTGTCTACGCCGGTCTGGAGGACGGCCGTCATGTTGATGACGTCTCCCCTGTCGTCCTTGATGAAGCAGCGCTCATAGGCGCTGTACTCTTCGGCGGCAAGCGCCTCCCTCGCGTCTTCGAACGCTGTCCTAACGAAGTCGTCCATGCTTGTCCTCCTCCCTCAGATACAGCCCGCATGTAAGCATGACAGCGACAGCGACGGCGTCGCATGTGACAACCTTCTTTCTCGGCGTTTCCTCAGGCCACGTTCCGCCGAGGAACACCAGGGCGCACAAGAGCGCGACGGTGGCCAAAATGTTAAAAATCTTTCTCATAACTCAGATTGAAAGGTCAATTCCGAAATAGTCTTCCAGGTATGATTTTGTGTCGAGCGCGTTCTCTGGGAACAGCCCGCCAGTGGTCGCGGACAGATAGTCGTCGTACGTCTTGCAGAAAAGGTTGTGGTAGGCCATGTTCCAGCAATTTCCGAACTTCTTGCTTGACGGCGCATTGGGGTGCGTGTCCAGGTATCTGTCGCTGGCCTTGACGAGCGCCCGCAACAGCTTCGGGTACTTCTTGAAGTCCTTCCGCATGTCCGGCCAGTCCTTCATGGGGCAACCGATGCAGCCCAGGCGCTGCCGGACGTCAAACGTCCCGTCCTTCTCATAGTAGACCGGGGCGCACTTGATCCCGCGTTCCTTGATGAACCGCTCCACGTCCTCGTCCGTCCATTCGAGGATCGGGAGGTATACGCGCACCTTGTCTTTCTTTCGGTAGACGCGGCACACCTCAGGCTCTTTGTACCTCTTCCCTCTCCTCTTCGACTCACAGCGCCTGATCCCCTGGATGGCCCTGTCGTGAACCTTGTATTCCTTCAGGACGCGACAGCAGAACCTGGCCCGTCTTGTCGGCCAACCCCATTTCTCCACAAGCTGGAGGAACGTCATTTCCGGCCGTACGATCGTGGCGCCCATCTCCTTGACGTGCTTCGTCGTCCCAGGAGGATCGAGCGTCGTTTGCTTGTAAACGGCCTCGAAGGGGATGCCGGCCATCTTTGCCAGCTCGAGGATGACGTCGGAGTCTTTGCCTCCCGAGTAGGATACCTCGATCGGTCCGCCATCCGTAGGAATGCTCTGGAGCAGCTTGATGGCGTGTCTTATTTTGTCTTCGTATTCCATTGTCTTGTAAAAAACCATCCCGCACCTCGCGGCGAAGGATGGTAGCGTGAATTGGTAACTGTGTTCAACCCTCCGGTAGTTCCGGTGTTGGTGGAGCGGGGAGTAGTCGAAACTCCATCTCCGGCGCGTGTTTCACCTTCCGCCCGGCGTATCTTCCGCTTGTCTACCGCCCCATGTGCCGGGCCTTTCACCCGGCCGGTTTTTTGAACCTTAAACACATGATCGAACGTACAAACGCATCACTGCGGATCGGTTGAGATGTCGGGATTCGAACCCAAACTGCAAGTGCCAAAAACTTGAGTGCTGAACCGTTACACCACATCTCAATGTGCCGTCTTTCCGTGCTGCCAGCCGTGCCGCGAATTGGTTTCATATGGTTTAAGCGAGACCGCCTTTCATCAAGAAGCCGGACGCACTTTGCGGGAAAGTTAGACCGCAACGGGCCACGCCCCGCCTCCGTATTCGCGACCGTCCCAATCCGGAGTCCGGGCCAGGACCCCCGTTTATCATCTCGCACCCGTCATGAACCCCGGTAGGCCGCCAGGCCGCCCGGGATTTGCTTGAGAAACAACTATTCACTCCTGGAGGATTCGCACCTCCGTCCATCTCCTTTTAATGGACTATTGGGGTTAAAGAGTGTCGATGAAAAAGCCCGGCAAGCCGTGGAGACCGGGCGTCTACTGTGTAAGGATTCCGAATCGTTCCCTAGGCGATAAGAAGGTTCACGGCTCTCGCGCCTCGCGGCGGTTTAGTATTCGTTTGATCTCAGACAGGCGTATGCCCGTGCTGTATCCGATCGTTACTTTCGCCAACCGTTTCTCCCGGATCATCTGGGATACCGTTGTAGGCGTCCGGCCCAGCAGCCTTGCCGCCTCGGCGCATGAAACCAGGACTTCCATCCGGTCCTCCCTCATCAGGTCGATGAGCGTGTCGATCCTTTGTCTGTCCTGGGCCTGGAGTTCAATCGTTCCCATGGCCTCTCAAAACTCGTCTTTTTGCAGGGGCGTCCCACGATTCAATGTTATACCGGAAAAACAGGCAAGCATGTTCGCCTTCCGGCGTTTGCGTCATCTTCCCGGGGATCATTCCGCCCGTCGTTCTTTGCAGTTTAAAAGCGTCTATCACAGCGTCAACGTCTTCCTCTTCCAGGATGAATAACTCTTTCTTGACGGGGCCTGTCCGTGTGTTCGGAAGGGCGAAACGAGCGCCGGCCTCAAAGAGTGCAAATTGAATAGACTCTTCAATGTTGCATGGGGTGAAAGCGATCAATTCAAGGTCGTAGTTTCGATATGGATAGACGGAGTGAAGAACAGAAAGGCGCTTCCTGAGTCCAGTCGAATGACCTACTTTCACCGTGTTTGAATTGACGTCTTTAGCAATGTACGTCCAACATATGCCGGACGTTGTCCTCCAGTCTGGCTTTGTGATGGATGCTCGTTTTAGAAGGATCTCTTTGTCTATCATAACTCATCAACGTTGACGATTGCGGTCAGTTCCGCCTTGTTCACGCAGAACGTGTAGCGTCTGCCCTTGCGATCCGAATTGATGGAGTATGCAATCGCCTTGCACGACTTGATGGCCTCAACATTCGGAAAAGAAAGAACGTGTTTCCCAACAGGCAATTCCTTGAGCATATCTGTCCATTTGGACTCAGACATGAGTTCGTTGATTTTCTTAATATCCATTGTTAAAATAATAAGGTTAGTGCTGGCGTCCGGGAACCGCCCCCGAACCCAACATCGTCTGTTCTCACGATGAATCCCTTTGTCTCCCGCCTTGCGGAAGCATGATAATCCCGCTATCGACGACGAGCCGTCGCCGCGCACTTTCCATCGTGCTAAACATTTTCCCAAGTCGATACCTTGTACCTTCTTGTGGTTTCATTTTCCGGATGGTTATCCTTCCAACCGTTTTGCTTCTTTGTTCGTATTCTACCATACGGCCTCCAATCAGCTTAAAGGCCCACTCTCACCGGCTATGTCTCGCTGCCGTACCCGCGAAGTCATTCTTGTCAAAGAAGCGAAAGGATTTGTTAGTTATTTTCGCAACTTGACTTTGAAAAGCGGGAGAAATTTCTTAATTTTGCTTCGAAAACAGGTGCGAATTGTTTTCCGAGGGCGAAATGTTTAGGAATTGACTCCCGCTATCTCTGTCAAATCAGGATTAGTTACTTATCAAATCCCGGGTACAAAGTTAGCGATATTTCCTAAACATCCAATACTTTTTGAGGAAATTTCGCAAAATAAATTTCTTTAAGATTGTCTCGCCCTCTTTTTTGGACAAAAAACCTTAAATGAGTTATGAACCGAGACATTCAAATCCGCATCCAGAGGGCCGTAGACGCACTATGCGCGGGGAACAAGTCTGAGTTCTGCCGTAGGATCGATCGGCCGGCACAGGCCATAAAAGACATCATCGGCGGAAAGAAATCCATGCCTGGTTTCGATTTGATCTACGACATTCTGTCTTCCGATTTAGGAATTTCCCCCAACTGGCTTTTGCTCGGCGAAGGGAACATGCTAAAAAGCCAAAAGGGAGAGGAAACAGCACAGGCCACCCGCCTCCCCCTGATCCCGATCGAGGCCTTCGCCGGCCCCGGTCTCCCGACGTACGAAGACGAACGGATCGAGGACTTCTACACCGTCTCTGAGTTCAAGAACTCGGATTTCCTCATACGCGTGAAGGGCGATTCCATGGTGCCCAGGTACAACGGCGGCGATATCGTCGCGTGTAAGCGGGTGAAGGACGTGTACTTCCTACAGTGGAACCGGGCGTATGTGATCTGCACGGAAA